TACCCTCAATTTGTTTAGCGTTTTTCTCCCTCCAAGCACTTTGGAATGAAGATACAAAAGTTGTCTTGACCTCAGGTATTTCCTCGGCTAAGTCTCTTTTCCAGTCGTCTACTTTTGAAACAGGGCAGATAACAACAATATTTTCTATATAATTTTTCTTATATAGTCGTTCACCTACGGATATAGAGGTTACAGTTTTACCTGTACCTGTCTCAAAACCTAAATAAGCACCTTTAATTTCATTACTAATTATTCTATTATATATGTCTTTAGCTGTATCGTCTTGATATTTATATAAATTAGTCTTCATCTTTTTTCCTCTTCTTTTTCTTATCTTTATTAGTTTCTACTTGCCTGTACCCATGGTCTTTAGCTCTAGTAGTCATCATACTATAAGCACACTCCATAGGATAATCTCTTTCATAAGATTCTAAAAATGTTTGAAGTGCAGTATAAAGACAGCCCACCTCTTTATATGTGCATTGACACATTTCAGTTGTTATAACTGGCATTTTTTCTCCATGTGCACCGTCGTCACCAACACCTATTAATACTTCTAATTTTAAGTATTCACCACTATCTAAAATAGCTTGCCTTCTTTGACGTTCTAGTTCTGTTACATCTATATCTGTTACATCATAATCATCATTATTCATCTGTTTTACCTCTTTTCGCTTTTCTGTAATTATATTCTTTATAATATTGACTTATCTTTTCTTTATGTTCTTCATAATATTTTTTCTGATAAGCTCGCATTTGCTCTTTATGAGTTTCACGATATTTTTTATAATATACTCTAGCTTTTCTTTTTTGTTCTACTGTTCTAGGTTTCTTTGGTGGTGGCTCTATACCAAGAGCTTTCATTTCTTCTACTTGTGTTTCTTTCTCTGCTTTTTTTCTTCTGTAATATTCTCTATAATATGCTTTACGCTTTTCTCTTCTTTCTTCATCTTTCCAATACCAATATCTATAGTATTTTCTTCTGTACTCTTCTGGTGTTAATAATGGCATAACTACCCCTCCTATATTGTTTCGATTCTAACTGTCGCACTAACATTAGTAGCTTTTGTGTATTTTTTAGCAAGCTCAGGTTCCTCTTCTTTTAATTTTTTACTATCAATAGTATTTCTTATACTAGGTGAAACATAAGTAAGTTTAGTGCCACCTATTGTTATAGTTTTAGGCATACCTTCAACTTCTTTATACATATCTAATAATTTTGACTTGAATGGTTGATATATTTTATCAAATTCAGCTTCTGCTTTTTTCAAAGCTTGATATTTTTCATCAAAATCATTCAATGAACAGTTTAATGCTGCACATATTCTATCTGATATATTTTCCTCGTTATTTTTTTCTAATAATGTTAAATTTTCTTCCATTTTATTACCTCCATTTTATTTATCATAATAATTACTTTTAATTCTATCAAATACATTTTCTGCAGTAAGCCAGCCTTTGACTGGAGCGTCGTTTAATTCTTCTATAGTAAGACCACCCATTATTTCTAATAAGTCTTCACTATGACCATAACTCCCAAAGTTTTGAATGACACTTATCCAACGTTCATCATCACTTGCTCCTGCAGGATATATAATCTGCCACCATTCACATAAATCGGGGCATAATCTTTCTAGTTCGGGATCTTTTGGTGCTCTATCAAAGAAATCAAAAGGTATCCCCTCTTTTTCTAACATTTTCTTTAATTTAAAAATCTCGTTATATTTTCTTTTTTGCTTTAATACTGCCATTTTAATAATCTCCATCAATATTTATACTGTAATCTCTGACGTGATATTTTTTAGTTATATATTCAAAAAATATATTAAATTCCTCGTCAGTTTCAGCTATAGTTCTGTCTCGTAAGTCGCCTTGTATTGAAATAACTACACAGGTTTGGTACTCACCCTCAGGACATCTTTCGTCCTCAAAAGGTCTGTCGCACTCAAATTCTCCTTTACCTATCCATTTTATAGTATCTTTATATTTACAATTTTGACAGTCACAACTTGTATAAAAATTAAATCCACTTGGTAAATTTACGAAAATGTCTGCGTCTTGTTCACTACCTGTGATTTTAGGTCCAAGGGCTATATAGCCCCTAACCCTATCAACTATATCGTGGTCTAACGCACCTGTTTCAACACTTAGGCAAGCTGTAATATGCGTCCAACTACTCATCTATATCTGCCACCTCTTTTTCCTCAGGTGTTACAAATCCTCTGACACCTTTTTGTGTTCTTTCAAAAGCTCTTATTTGGTTAGCTTTATTTAATTCTAACTGGCGTCTCATTCTTTCTTCTTTTACTAAATGAGCTATACAAATTTTGTTTTCTAATCTCATACCATAGTTATAAGCATTTTCTACTTCCATTTCACAATCAGTATTTACTACCCATGGTGTAGAATTATAGATATACTTTTCAACACTATAAGCTAGTCTTTCTTTATCTACTTCTTCATAGTCGAAATAGTATATAAGTGTTTGCATTAAAGTAACCATACTACCAGGTAACTTCTTCTCATTTATATTATTCATTAGCGGTGTAATAAATTCTAATCTTGGTACAGCAGCTTTATATTGTTCTTCTGTTAATTGAAGTACACCTGATTTAATGTCTCTGTGTTTAGACTTTGAAACTCTATAAACAGCAGTAGATATAATGTCTAAGTTACCGTTTGCGTATTTTTCCATTAAGGCTAATAATCTCTTGTAATTATCATTTCCTTGCTCTGCGTATGATTTAATGAAATCAGGTAACTTCCAGTTAACCATATTCATATTCATATAAATACACTCTTTGCTACCAGCGCCTTCTGCTATAATATACTCTACTGGTTTGTTTAATCTTTGAAGTGCGACAAGTCTACCTTGACCGTCAATAACTTCCATTTTTTCATTTACTACGATAGGGTTTCTAACCCATCCTATTTCTTGAATTGAAGCAACTATCTTGCTAATTCTACTTTCAGGTATATCTCTATTACCTGTTAATCTTTTAAACATTCCATAATCTTTTGTAACATACACTTTGTATGCTTCTTCTGTTTTGTATTCCATAAAATAAATCCTCCTAACTAACTACCTAAAATTTTTATTTTTATTTTATTATTATATGGTCTTTTATATTGAATTTTTCATTAAGCTCTGCTTCATATTGTTTTAATAATTTTCTTTTTTCTGCTATCATATTTTGAGTGTGAATAGCTTCTTTTGCTTCTTCTAATGTTTTGAAGCAACTATTTAATAGTCCACGATTAAAATAAGTATGTTTTTCATTATCTGTATAAACATAATGCGGATAGGCTTTAATATCTGTAATAGTTATCATTTTAATAATACCTTGTTTATTGATTTTATAAAACATATCTCCTATTTCGCAAAGTTTCTCACAGTCATCTATGTCTCCTTTTCTATACATATTTATCCTCCTATCAATTTATTTTTAGTGTGTAACCATGCTCTATCAACCAGTCAGCACTTTTAGTATACTGCTCTAACGTCACAGGGTCGCTAAAATTTGAAAGAAATATATTACATATAACTTTATGCACAGATGCCCAAAAAATCTCTTCTCGTTTATCCTCAGGAATGTCAGCCCACGATTCTTCGTTAGCTAAACCTGTGTTATATTTTCTTGAATATTCTAGTATCTTTTCTTTATCCATACTAGCGAATACTTCATTTCTTTCTTTTATGAAATCGCTTACTTCTTCCATAGTATCCTCCTTAATCAATGTCTTCAAAGAACCACTCTCCGAATGTCTCTTCTTTTCCTAAATCATTTATTATAGTTACATCAAATACATCTCCGTAACCTGTGATTTTTGTAATGCGATAATTTTTGTCTAGTGAAATAGTGCTTATCTTTTCATAACCATCTTCTCCGTTTAAATGTTTAATCACATCAGCTCTTAGCTTTTCGTTAGTTGTGATTTTAACTGGAATATCAGCTTCAAAATCTTCACCTTCAATATCGCCTAAGGTGTCAGGAATATAACGTAATTTTCTATACATTTCGCTTCTCCTTTCTTAAATTGTTTAATTTATTTATAAGCATTATATCACTTTTTAATTATTTGTCAAGTATATATTGGAAAATTTTTAAATTATTTTCTTTTTTCTCTCTTTTTTAGGTTTCTCAGGTTTAATTCCGTAAAAAATCATTTACTTTTTTATTCGCTTCTGCTACATACCACTCAAAGTCTATGTCGTTTAACTCGCTTATCTTTTTACCTCTTATATCTTCATTATATATAAGTACGTGCTCAGGTGTACCTTCTACTTTATCTAGTGTGCCCACTTCTTTAGATTTTTTATGCTTATATAAACCACCAAAATCCTGATTTGTCGAAGGGAATATCCTGTTCACTTTTTGAACTATTTCATCACCGTCTGCTTTTTTCCAAGTAGGAGTATCATACATACCACCTAATTTTTTAATCATTTGATAATCTGTTGCTGGATT